TATCCTAGACCAAATTATAATCCTAGTATAAGACTAAGACTTAACCCAGTTAAACCAACTTCTGTCAAACCTTTCAAGCCTATTAAACCTATAAATATACAACCTGTTATAAAGCCAAGCATAAATAAAAAAATTAAAATAAATGAGTAAACCAAAAAAGAAATTTAAAGACACTAAAGTTGGGAAGTTCTTACTTGGAAGCGGATCAAAAATTGCAGATGTCGTAGGTGATTTATTGCCTAGTTCTGGAGTTTTAGGTATTGTAAAAAACTTAATTGATAAGGAAGACCCTAAGATACTACCTCCAGAAGATAAAGAAAAAGCACTAAAACTTTTAGAATTGGATCAAATAGAATTACAAGAAGTTAGTAAAAGATGGGACTCAGATATGAAATCAGACTCATGGCTGTCGAAAAACACACGTCCTTTGACATTGATTTATTTAACAGTTATTACGTCTTTATACATCATCCTAGACAGTTTAAATATTGCATTTGAAATTGACGAAAGTTGGGTAGAACTTTTAAAGACACTTTTAGTTACAATTTATGTAGCATATTTTGGAAGTAGAGGTTTTGAAAAGTATAACTCAATCAAGAAGTAGCAATACCGTTTTTATTTAGTTTATCAATTAACATTGTAAATATTTCAGAAACTCTGTATTTTTTTAAAATATCGGAGTGGAACTTTGTATACTTTTCTAACATCAGTGGTGCTTGAGTATCTTTGTAATGTTTTGAAATGGTGTTATCACCTTGAAACATAAGTTCTCTAATATCAGCATCGGGAACGCTAAGTATAGATGCTGTTGTATTAAATGCTTTTCTTGCTGATTTGTAATTGTGATTAGTAAGTTTTTTAAACCTTCTTGCTTCAGACTTCCAGAAAAAATTCATAACACTATCACCTCCTCCAACAGGAAAAATAGATTTAACCTCTGGATTAATGATGTAGTTTATTGACTTTATTATGTCTTTTATTGGATTTAATCCCATGTATACTAAGCCCATTTTATTAGTTTTTGATCTAAAGTGCTTGTAAACCATATTATTTTCCCCAAACTTAAATTCTGATGTGTTGTCGTATGTAGAATTCACAAATGATTTCATTGATAGTTTTTCGATATCCTTTGAATACATTCCTCTCATTGAGAACATCATTAAATAAATTAAAATACATAGTCCGTTGTTTTTAAACATTCTATCTTCAGTATCTAAATTATTAATGACTTCAATCAACTCGTCTGATCTAATCCATTGTGGGGTGTAATTATTTATAGTATTAGTTCTTACGTGTGGAAAAACAGTATAAGTAATTTCATCTTTTACTGCATGTCCATGAACCCCTTTAGCAGCCTTCTTATAAGAATTAAATGTTTGTGGACTTCTGCCTTTTTCATTAAGTAATTGCTTAAGTTTTAACCAATTATTTTTATTGCATATATCTTCAAACGTCAAGTTTTTAATACCAAAATTAAATGCAATCGACCTCATTTTACCTTTGTAGGTAGAGAAGGTTGTTTCCTTCATTTGACTTTTAAGATAACGATCTAAGTAAGAGTCAATATTATTTACATAAGAACCACTAGTTAATCTAGTTCTCGCTTCTTCAAACGATAATGCAGACACAACACTTTGTGTATAGAGATCTTCAACAATATTATTTAGATCTCTTATTTCTTTGTTTTTTAATTCAAAAAAGGGATGGTTACGTTTCAGTCTTTTGTTCTTTACATCCCAATGTTTTTTTAATACTTTTATTTGAGTGTAAATCTTTTTATCAAACTGTTTATTTTTAAAACGAACATGTAATAGTGTAGTTCCATCTTTATTAGTTTCGTTTCTTATTCCAATTGATAAAGCCATAGTCCCTAATTTGGTCCCTAAAATATTATTTACTATTTTTAGGTGGTTTCATACAAAGTTATGCACAAACACATAAAATCAGAGGAAACGTTATTAACATTAGGACGAAGTTATTGTACTAAAAGCGAGATTTAATGCCCTTGGGATACCCATGGGATAGCCCTGGGATACCCGTGGGATACTTGATTTTTTTTTTAATTTTAACCTGTAAAACAGATATAAAACACATTATTTAAAACTGCAAATAATATCAATTGGTCCCCAATTTAGTCCCTTGTTTTTATTGTGAATAACTTTGTCAGACATACTATTATTTTGTTTTAATAAGTTTGCTTATTCCCAATGTATCGTAAATTCTTGGACTCTTTGTTGACCTTTTATAGACGATGAACCCATCTTTTTTTAATAGTGTAATTGCTTTTTTTATTCTGTTTTCTTGCTGTCTAAAATGATTGAATGTTTCACTTTCAATTGCGTTTGGCTTAGTAATCATATTTTTTAGTTTTATGTTCGTGTCTCAAACCATCCAGAATGATCTCTAAAAGGTTTGTTTCTGTTTTGTTCTTCCATCTCTGGTTGTTTTTCATTTTTCAAAGCAATCAATAATAATATCAAGTAGCCTGTAAGATCTTTAACAGTATCTTCAGTCTTGTCGTAGATACCCTTCTGTTTTATTCTAGATAATTTATCATCTATTCTAGCACATAAGGATGCCACTGCGTTGCCCTCACTAAAAACATTTATAGGTGATGTAGCACTATCACCATAATCAGTGTTTTTAGAGATGAGAAGGCTGATGATTTCAGCACCAACCCTCTCAATTTTTTCTCTAGTATCCATTTTTAAAACGGTAGATCAGATCCCTCTTGTTTACCATTAACGAAATTTTCAACTTTTTGCTCATGAGATTTCGCTTTAGCGTTTGGAATATTTCCATCAGCATAAGTGATCTTCCATGCGTTAGCGTTAGCAGTTCTTAACTCTCCATTACGATCTCTGTAACTTCTAAGGTTAATTGAAACTAATACCTCGTCACCTGTCTTGTAAGCACTAAATAAATTTGCTTTAGCACCAATTGCTTCAACAGGATATTCAACAGGATACTGACTATCAGCACCAAGTTCAACTGTTAATACTCTTTTTTCAATATCTCCTTTTTGAGTTTGAATGGTTTGTGCATCAGAGATTTGTTTGATGCGTCCTTGTAATTCTAATGAATTGCTCATAATTAAATAATTAAAGTGTTATATATATTCAGAGGTTTTGAAGCCCCTCGCCTAAAAATATTTTAGGACTTTTTCAGTTTCCTATGGTGTATTTATAATTTTATTACTAATCAACATTTGTATGAGTTCCATCATATCTTCTTTATGTAGGATGCAGTATTCTTTGCCTCCTGGTGCTTTATGAAAAATAATAGGGACATCTGTTGGTTTAACAACCATGTCTGCCAATACTTTTTTATACTGTGGATTTCTCTTATAGCATTTTGCTTGTACAGCAAAGTCTCCTGTGTTCATTAAGTCAATGCCTTGGTCATCTAACATCTTAGAACCATATCTAGATGTAACGCAATTTTCAAATCCTAGTTTTTTAAAATCCTTAACTAGTTGTCTCTCGTAATTGTGACCTTTGTTTCTGTTAGTGTTTGCCATATTTATTAAAATCTTTATAGACATAAATCATTTTGTGCTTTACAAAACTTTTAATATCCTTATACTCTGTTGATTTATCAAATCCTTTATATATGAGATAATAATCATTTCCATGTCCATTAGGTCTCATAAAATATTCTTCTTTCCCGGGAACAATCTCATCTATATTAGCAAGACGTAAAAGATCTCCACTTTCATATTTTTCTTGCTTACCTATTTTTCCTCCCCATCTATTTATAGCCCAAGTCACTTTATATAAATCTTGACTATTGTCCTCTAAACTTCGGGAATTGCCCTGGTGTCGTCTCATATTGATCCTCGTTATGTTCTGTATAACATGTTGTTGTTAAATTGTATTTAAACTCTTGCATACCTGTCTTTCCTGTGAACCTCCATCTAACTTTCCATATATGAACTTCAACAAGTTCTTTTTCAAAGTCTCTATAGACGGTAATGCCATTATCCACTTTATTAAAGAAGTGGGAAGAGCCACTTACGCTGTAACCTGAAGCGACCTCAACCTTCCCATTTTCCTTCTTTAGTTTTTGAGGGTGTGCTACTAATACAACACCACAATCATAAGATTCTTTAAATATTTTAATCTTAGACAATTGCATACCTGTGTATTGATGCTCATTCATTCCTCTTTCAATCTTATGCTCGACAAATGCCCAATTATCAATAATTAAGCAGTTTATCCCAAGTTTCTTGACTAACTCCTTACCCTTGTTTAAAATCCCATCAACTGTTAAGTCGTTATCTTTAAGATTTATAAAAAAGAAATGATTGTTTATAAAATCAATAGCAGGGTCTAACTCTTCGGGTTGTAAATTATCTACAGAACCTTTACCAAATCTTTTACCTGCATACTTTTCAATTAATTCTGCAACATGAACTTTTATTGGTTGTTTTTCAGCAGAAAATATTCCAAACTTCCAACCTTTTTTAGCAAGTTCTATTGCAACTTGGTCTACAAAACTAGATTTACCATGTCCAGGAACTCCTGTAACAAGGGTAAATTCACTAGGTCTCCAAGACATCAACTCATCAAATTTCGGATAGCCTATAGTATCCCCTTTAGGCATACCATAGTTGTATAGGTTGTGGATTTCAGATCGAGAATCTGATGCTTTACTAACTCCTTCTAGTGGAAAAGGTTTTGCGTGGTCAATGCAATTAATTAATTCTTTTGAACCATGTTTTAGTAAAACATCATTGGCATCCTTACAACCCTCTGGAAAATTAACTAACCAGACTCTTTCTTTCCCTAGCCTTCTCGATAATTCATCTCTTAATTTAATTCCTGGTGCGTCATTATCTAAAGCCAAATATATTTTGTCTTTATTTTCAAACTCATCAATACTATTGTCTAAATATGTTAAATTTTGATTTCCTGTAGATGCTCCGTTTGGAACTGAACAAGCAAACATAAGTTTATCTTCTTGTAAACCCGCTTCATAAAAAGCCATAGCATCAAATTCTCCCTCTGTTATAATACACCATGAAGCGGGTTTTATTAAATCTAAACCATACATGATCATCTCAGACCCTTTGTTTAGTTTAAAGTTCTTTTGTGAGTCTCTAAACTTTATATTGATCCTTCTGCCTTTCCTTATGTAATTGAATTGAATTACAGGTCTTTCAGCAGAAACTTGTGGCATATATTCTACACCCTCAGTAACTCCAAAGTATTCAATCGTAGAATCATTTATACCTCTATCTTTGAAAAACTTTAAAACTTTTTCGCTTAACGGAGAAGCCTTTACAATAGGCATTTCGTATTCAGTTTCGTACTCTGCTACAGATCCATTGTCTCCACAATGATGGCAATAATATGTACCTGTTTCTACCCAAACTCTAAGGCATTTTTCATTTCTATTTTTCTTTCTTGTGTGTGAGCATTTAGGACATTTAGTCTTTTGAGGCTCTGAGTTACTATTTCCATTGACTTCAATGCCAAGGTTTTGCAGTTTAGATAAATTATCAGTCATATTATTGCTACGTTTCTTCTGTTGGGGGCGACCTTATTCATTGTCTCCCACTCTTTATATTGTATTAGGTACTTCTCTACGAATTTGTTTCCAAATATTACTTCGGGTGTTACAGAGGACTGATACTTTTGACTCCAATTCTCTTTACACCAAACAAACACATCTACCATTTGTGAACCTGTAATCAACTTCCCATCAAACTTTTTAGATAAGATGCTTTTAAACCTTTTCTCATAAGTTCTTGGATTGTATTTGTGTTTAAATCTTTCATTTAAATATGAGATAACTTCACTACATACTTTTTGATACTCAAGAGATATTGTTTCATTGCTATCAGCAACCGCTACTCTAAACCATAGAGGAGTAGTTCTAAATTTTGGGTGTGCTTTGGTTCCAATATTTTCAAGAGTTCCTTTATCTGTCAATTCATTTATATATCTGCTCATCGTTCTAGAAGATGAGTTTAATTCCTCTGCTAAATCTGTAAGTGTTTTATCACAAAATCCATCTATAGATGTGTATTTGTATATTAAATCACACAGCATATATGCTAAAGGAGAAAGGTCATGTTTTCTTAATACTTCATATATTATAGTTGTTGACCTAATCATCTTAATAATATTTTATGATAAAATAATGTAGGTTTCTTCTTGTTCCTATGTGATTCAAGTCTGCAATCAAGTGTCACAATATCTCCTAACTTAAATGTCTTTGTTTTATCTATTAGTTCATCCCAACAATTAACTGCGATATATGAGTCTTCAAGAGTCTTTAACCATATAGTGAAAAAAGAATGTTCTTTATCATCACTTCCGTTGACTTCTTTAATAGGAGACATAAATTTTATTTGTCCTAATACAGTTATATTCATTTAATTTTGTCTTTTATTATATCTGCAAGAGAAACAGTTTTCCTGTGCTCAAGTCTAATGTGGTTTAGTATTAAATTAGTTTTAGTATAAAAACCTTTAGTAGTTAGGCTTGGTTGTTTAGTGCTAAAATATGTGCCTAAAATATTTAAGAATTTTTCCTCAAGGAATTCAATGTGATCCATTGGCTCTCTTAAGTTATCTTGTATTTCTTCAAGAGAAAAATTAAACATTCTTGCTACACCTACAAAAATACATAAGCCAAAATATGAGTTACCTTCAAGTACAGAGTCAACCTCCAGAGTGTGTTTATTTTTTACTGCTAAATTATGTATGATGCCAATTTTTATATCCTCTAGTTTCATATTAAAAGTTTAATATTTTTGTGTCTTTATATCTTACGTTAAAGGTCTTTCCCCAAACGATCTTTCCACTATCACCAAAGTCAACTTCTTGTGCCCCTCTATGTAATAGAATTTGTTTTATTTGTTGCATTGCTAATTGTTTACCCGATTTAGCAATCTTTTCCTCATCTCTAAACTGAATGTATTGTTGAGTCAATTCAGTCAATTCTTCATCAGAATCAATCTTTACCCTATTAAGCATTGCCTTATGTTTAAAAGACAAAAATTGATCAAGGTCTACTTTGTATTCGTCCTCTACATTTGGTTCTAAATGTGAAACAAGTCTATAGGCTTCGTTATCATTTAAAACCCTAAAATCTGTATCAATTAGTCCTCTTGCCTCTTGAACACTATTGTAAAACTTCTCTCCTTCAATAAGAATAGTTTCCTGTATGTTTTCGTTTGCCTTTACTGTGAAAACATCCATATGCCTACCGTCCTTTAAAAAAGCAAACTGCCCATAGTCATAACCTAAAACAAGCATATACAATTGAATTTGTGCTATATAGTAAGGAGGAATACCGCCTTCCCATTTGTCTGCATTGTAACCGGAAATTGTTTTAATTTCTAATACACCTCTTCCAGACATTTCATCGTGACTTGTTATCTGTCTATCTATATTGGCAAACAAAAAAGGATACTTTTCATTAATAAAGATTGAGTTCCTTCTGATAGACTTTCTTAACTTAGTTTTACTTTGGTAGTTGTCAATCATTTCAATTGGATCACCTGTCCAATACTGCCATAAATCAGCAACATAATCCTCTAGAAGTCTTCCATGAAACATTACCTCATTGTCAATGTTTTTCATATTAGCAGTACCTACAGATTGATTCCATCTTGTAATTTTAGATGTCCATGGATTCAATCCTAATAGAGTAGAGGCATCAGATCCTCCGACCATTCCTTTGTATACTAAGGTTTTTCTTAATGCAACCCACTCTTCGTATGGTAGGTTTGCTGTTGGTATTCTTTTTATCTTACTCATATTTTACAGGTTTTTTTAAGTGCTTCTCTAATTATTTCTGAGATATTTTTATTTTTTAATTGACTTATGTAATGTAAATTATGAACCTCGCTTGGTGTAAGCCTAAATGTAATTCTAGTTGATAATTTCTCTGTAATTCCTCTTTCCATTGTTTCATTTTAGAAAAAGGGAGGACAGGTAAAGACGGATGTCTTCACTGATAATTCTTGTTGGTTTGTGTCCTCCCTAGATGATTATTTACTCGCTTGTGTTATAGCCTTTTTAGATTTTTCGGCATTTATTAAGGTCTTTAATTCCTTAATCTGTTCACTAGTTAAAAGTGATTTGTTGGCGGGTATACGTTTTTCTACTGCGGTGTAATCAACAGTTACGTATGCTAACATAGATTGATAAACATCTGATCCACTTGATGCTTTTACTCGTTGAAGTTCTTTGGCTTCGTCTTCATCCATTATAGAATCTTCTCCACTATCTACGATACCGAGGATGAATAATGCTCGGTTTAATGCTCCAGACTGACATTTTTGGAATGAAAATGGTTCTGTTGTTCTCTTATGTGCAACTCCATCTGCAACCAATATCCTTTCAGAGTTATAAACCTTTCCTGTCATTACTATAAAACTATCGTTCATTTCGATAATGTCAGTTTCTAAAGTGTAGCCCTCAGTTCTAAAGTAATCATTAAAGTAATTTAACCTTTCGATCCATGGGACTATATTAACTCCTCTTCCTATTGATGTTTTTTTTAGTTTTCGTTTCAGTTTCATTTGGGTTTGTGTTTTTTAAATTGTTTAAATAAAAGTTTACTATATAATATTTTCTTGCGTGAAATAAGATGGATTCCCAGTCAAATCGCCAGTCTTTTATCCTCCTATCCATACAAATATCTTCGTGATAGGTAAGCATGAAAAGTTTAAAATCTCTTAGCGAAAATCTTTTACGATCATGAATAATTTCTTTGTTCTCGTAGTCAAATCTGACCATGTGCTTATGTTGTATTTCATGTCGTGGTTATTTAAAGTAAATGTATGACAATTTACCTTTGGTTGAACACCTGTAGTGTTGATAAACTACTAAGTTTTCAACATTCGTATATAATATTATATAAGGTAATTCCTATTCGATTGAATATTGTTTTTGTTTTTCTATAGAGTCTGTATTAGAGTGTTTTACGTACCTATAAAATGCAGTAGAGCCATTGGAGTGACCACTAATATTTCGTGCCTCTATCTCACTCAAACCTTTTGAAAGATGATAAGTTATTCCACTTGCCCTTAATTTATGTGGTGTTATGATGTCATATAAAAACTTTTCCTCATGAATAGGATTTCCATTATGATCATATGTGTAGATAATTTTCTTTTCGTGTAATTCTTTATATGATTTAAGTAGTGTCTTTAGTCTTACTCTAAAATGTTGTTGTGAATGAGCAAAAGAACCTTTTCCCTCAAGAAATACACGAACATCTTTTGGTAAATAAAAAGAAGATATTGCTCCGACTCCTTTTTTTGTTATAATAGTAACCACACTATCATCTGATGAGGCTTGAAAATTCACTAAATCACTAACCCTCATACAAGAATACAGCATTAGTCTTGTATAATACCATACATCTTCGAGTTCGATTCCCGGATTGTTGTTATGTATTAAGTCAACTTGCTTAGGATCTAAAGCAATGACTTCTGTTTGCAACTCTCTCATGCTTTGTAACTTAGGAAACAAATAGCCATAATAATTCTCTGCCTTCTTTAAAGTAGTTCTTATAATTTTTAAATGTGTCTTTCTTGTGTTGTGATGTTTACAATCGTCTAACATCATATTCAAATATTTATTTACATGAGTCTGTAAATTTCGGGTGACCTTAAGTCTATCCTTCCTGTTAGTAACATTGTTTAGGTCTAAACTTTCTATATTGAAGTTAAACTTATAATTAGACATTTGATTGTAAACTTGTCTGTAGGAGGTAATAGTAAGACTTGAAAATTTCTTACCATAGTTCAAGATTAAACCATCCTCTAATGAAGATATAATTTGTTTCAGTAAAGATAAAAAGGTTTCTGTATTCATATGAATATTATTTAAAATGTATAATAAATTTGTAAGTTTTGTTATTCTCCGTTAATGATTTGCTCTATTTTATCAGAAACATTACCATAGTATTCTATAATCTTACACGACTCTTCAAAAAACAGAGGTGAAGCCCCAGTTTTCTTTTGGTTTAACGTACTTTTTTTTGCTTTTGTCCCGTATATATACAAGCAAACTTCAGTTGTTGGAATTTCTGGAATTTGTAAAAGTTGATGTGCTTTTTTTCTGAAGATGTCAATTGATCTATTTCTTTTTTTGGTTTTCATATTTTATAGTTTTTTTCTATTTAATTAGTTAGTCGGTTGAACACCAGTACACTAAATTAAATATTTTTTACTTTTAACACAAGTATATCGTGTAAAGTTTTTTGCAAATCCTTTGAACAGTTATCATCTTGTAGAATTTTATGTAGAAGATCGTTGTGTATTGGTTTAAACAATTCGTCAATTTTCTCTATAACTTTAATATTTAATGATCTTAACAATAAGTTATATTTCTGTCTTATATTCATTGTTTCAGTTTGTAGATTTACATAGTCAACTATTATATTGTTAGGGTCTATAATAGGATTTTCAGAAAACTCTATACTTCCTATGACTTTCATTACTGCGTTATAATTATTTCTAAAATCTTTTTCAGTCTGAAATAAATCATCAAAATGTTTAAGTCCATGCAGAACAGATGCATGATTCTTATCAAAATATTTTGCTATTCTTATATAAGTAATGTTTAAAACATCTCTACATATTTTATAGGCAATCCTTCTTGCATCAACATTTTCCCTAATCCTGTTTTTAGCCATTGGGTCTGCTTTGGTTACAACTGCTACTGCATCACAAATAATTTCAATATCATTGTTAAGTGTCCTCATTTCTTTCTCTTTAAAGTGGTTTGTATTATTATTCATTCGATCTTTTTTTTATGTGATGTTAGGTAACTTGTTATTTGCTCCATCATCTAACAAATCCCATAACATTTGTTTTCCTTTAATGCTATGAAACATGTTGTTTATAAATTGTTCGTCTGTCCCGTTAGGAAACATCCCTCTAATCTGTGCTTTTAATTCCTCGTCTTTTTTACTTAAATGGCTCATCTGTTTGTCTGTTTAAAAATTCTTTGTTTTCATCTTCCTCTTTTATTCTCTCAACCTCACACATATAATTTGATGTCTCGTCTATCAACTCTTGTACTTCTTTAAGTTGTGTTGAGATTTCTTTTAAGTATGGCAATGACCTTTCGGGATTGAACTTGTATTTTCTAGATATTGTGTCCAGAACATTTTGTTTTAAAAATTTACCCATCTTTATATTAGTCGCCATAATTATGAATTTAGTTTTTGAAATTGTATAGTTAAATTTTGTTTCCAATGGTCAGCATCTTTTTCATACTCCTCTAGTATTTTATTTACCAATGGTATCTCATCTATTCCAAGTCTTGATATCTTGTCTAACATTTCATCTGTATGAGTCTGAAGATTGGTTAGAAATTCCTCATCATTATTAAACATCGTCTCAATGAATCTTGAGTTTTGTTTTTCCAATTCTAGTTGTGCTTGTTTTACTTTAAACTTTAATGATTGTCTAAATACTCTAGTATCTTCCAACTCGTCTAAAGACTCTAATAAAAGTTGTGCGTAAAAACTTGCTTTCACAACTGCAACATAAGTTTGATCTTTCATCTTAATAAATTATGCGATACTTTGATTATTATAAAACATATCCACGCAAGTATCATCAACGTGAATATGTTTTCTCCTATACTATTTTTTCTTTTCACTTTCTTTAAGTTATAATTTGATTAATTATATCTTCTACTTCGTGTTCATTTACTACCATATCTGTATCATCAGCAATGTTGACATATGCAACATCAGAATCCTCTCTTAGTTGGCATATAAGATTTGTCAAACCTCCATATCTTGTCATAATTGATTTAAGTACTAGGTCGTGTTTATTACTTTCCATATTATATAGTTTTAAAGTTTTTAATAAATTGTATTACTTCTTTGTACACTCCATTTATATCGCAGTCAAGGGTATTGTACCTTAATTCTTCTGTGGCGAAATCTAAACCATCTAGTTCTATTGTCATAAGTACGTTCCTAACTACCGGCATCAGCCAATCCCAAGAGGAATGGTATTGTAGTTCATTGTCTTTACATGACTCTAAGATATCAGTATCTCCGTATGCATCGGGAGTTGTAGTTTTTAATACCCAATCATTTCCATTAGGATTATACGCTTCTTCAACGCCCATAAACTCTGCTATTAACTTGTTGTTTTCTGTACTCATATATCAGTTGTTTTTGGATATTTCAATTTCAGCCCATCTATCTCCTATTCTGAAATCAGACTTCATTGTTTCTAATTTACTACGGAGTTCTTCCTCTGAATATTTACTACTTACAATGTCGTAGTAGATTAAATTTTCTACGGCATCTTCTATTTCTAGGTTGTTTTCATTGCCGTACTTTCTTGTCATCCCATCACTATAATGGTAGATGTTGAACGTGTTTTCTGTACTCATAATTCTCTCTGTTTATTCCACACATTTAGTGTGTTGTTAATTAATGTTTCGTACTCATCAAATTTATCATTATAAAAGTCTTGTGCTTCTTTGGAAAAAACTTGAATACTTTGTTCTTCCCAAACCCCGTGTCCGTATTCCTCTACCCAAGTGTCTGCTCCAAAATTCATTTCCGTAATCTGTGTAGCCATTTCATCTACACATTCAAGAAATTTACTATCGCTTACTAATATTTTATTGTTTTGCATATTATATAGTTTTGAGTTCTTTGACATAATCATCAACGCAATGGTGTTCCATAACATCGCCATCATTATCTACGATATCATAACAACACTTATCACAAGTCTTGTACTCTTTGGTGTGCGTGTTTAAATAGTCGTCATGTATTATCTGATAAGCATATTGCTCAATATAAGTATCTGAGAAATCAGCATATCCATTTGTCATCTTACTCCAACTCCAATCATCCTTATCGTAATTAATCAGTTTTTGGATCACTTTTGTTTTGTAAATAACATATGCTATTTCTGGGATCACAGAATTTGCACTTTCTATGTTATCAGATGGCATTTCTTGATGAGGTTGTTCTAACCTTATCCTTTCCCAAGTTCTAGCAACATGAATCAGTATGATGTCATGTATTTCTTTGTCTTTAATCATATTATATAGTTTTATAGTTTTTATTATTAAATTCTTCGCAAAAACCCTCTGCTTCTTTTTCGGTTTTAAAATAAGACCAATCTGTCCCACATTCTAAAAATTCTCCATCTTGGGCATACACATCTAAACAAACTCCATAAGGTCTATCCCCATAATGTTCATCGCCTACCATATCAAAATCAGAAACTCTTGTTGCTTTTAGTTGAAAGTTGTTTTCCATATTATATAGTTTTAACATTTTCGTATTTATCAATTAGACTTTCTAATTGTTGTTCGGAGTATGGTTTAGGTAATAGTTTAGTATCAACATAACCAACTAAATAAGTTCCTCCACCATTTCCATCATTCCAAATAACAAGACTCTTTATATTAGTTTTACATTCGTATCCTAAACCTCTGCGAGTTTCAAAATACCTTACTGAAGTGACTTTTAATTCTCGCATAGTGTTTCTGTTTTATAGTTGATAAATTCTACTACTGATTTGTATGCAAAAGATATATCTTGATTGCATATACCCTCATAAATATTTTTAATTGTAGTGTTAGATATTTCTTCACTTTGTTCTGCCTCTCCTATTAAACACACCTCAATTACCGGCATCAGCCAATCCCAAGAGGAATGGTATTGTAGTTCATTAATCCTTTCAACCTTGTAAGTACTACTTGGTAAACCCTCGCTACCTTTTACGCAAAGGATACTTGATTGCCCTATTGTTTGTGGTAGGTTAATTAAATTTGGTACACTTGATTTTATGCCACCCATAAATTCTGCTATAAGTTTATTGTTTTTCATATTATATAGTTTTAAAGTTTTCCATTATAAATGTCCACCAATCTTTAAATCAGGACAATCATATCTCCATTCAGAATCAGACTCTGCTTCATCCATTCCTTCATAGTCGTACAAGCCTGCTCCAAAATCAAACTCAGATTCGGACATTTGTTTGTCCATCTTATCGACCCATAAATGTTCGTTGTCGTTGACATAATCTTGAATGTCAAACTCATCGACATCGTTAGGTATTTCTATTTCTATCTCAGCAAATTTGTGATAGACACTTCGTTGTTGAATTTTTACTTTCATATTATATAGTTTTAATGTTATCGTATTGAAAATTTTATTTGTCCATCTTTTATACATTTATAACCACCATAAACCGATTCCTCTGTTTTTTCCTCTACCTTATCTATCAATTCCCAATGAGAAAAACCTTGATTTCTAGGTATTGGATAATAAAACCTTTCTATACCAATTTCTGCTTTTTGTTTTGCGATCTCTATTATAGACCACACGTGTTTTTTGAAATTAATCTCTTGTTGATTTTTGTTTACTTGAATTTTCATATTATATAGTTTAAATAATCTGCATTATTGCATTGTGGATAGGGAGGAATCGAACACTCCCTAAGTACCATACTATCCTAATTCTTTATTTAATATTATTTTTTATAATTCTATATTTTTAAATACAAAGTCGTGTATAAATTCATCATCTAAACCTAAACCCCATTCAAAGTTTTCCGGAGGATTGCTTACGAAATTATTTGCTATCTTATAAACCTTGTCAAAATTTTCGTCTACATTACCCTTAAATATTTTCATCTCAAAAATCTTTGCAGTTACATAAGTTATATCTTTTGTTATTTCTTCGATGTTGTCTATTCTATTAATCATATTATTATATTTTACATTTAATTGTTTATACATTTGATAATCCATACCTATTTTTTCTAAAATGTATTGTGTTGTTTCGCCATCTAAATCAGCAGATTTTAGTTTACTTATTAATCCTTTAATTAGTTTATTGTTTTCCATAACCTCCTCCACAACATAGTAAGAGTCAAGTTCTTCCTCTTGGTCATCTTGTGTGCCATCTTCATTATATATTACAGGAAATGTCTCATATAAAAATGACCAACCATCTTCTCTATCTTTAAATGATCTTTTTGGGAAACAATGGTTTCCAAATTCGTCTTCTATTATCCAACTCATATTATATAGTTTTAATTATTGTCTTTTTCTATTCTTTCAATCTCTTCTATTTCTTTTTCAAACTTATCTGCGACCATCTCTTCAGCAAAAGCGAAAGCAAATTCACTATCACGATTATAGTTTTTCATTAATCTAAATTGGTAGTCGTAGTCATCTAAACTGCCATAATAAACATCTCCATTTTCCTCTTCGGATATAAAATCTTCTTCTGTTTCATCCCAATTTGAGTAAGCGATTGCATCTTTCATTAAATGCTCTTTATCTTCAATCTCTTCTAAGTATTCTTGGTATGTAAGTGGAGTCACATCATTCACATTACAAAGAATCTTAAAAGCATAAACATTTTTGGTTTCCCATACTTGATAACTACCACAATTGTCATCATAAGTTTCCCAAAAATATCCATCTCCATTAGTCTCGTTACCATCTTTTTTAAACCATTCTAAAGGCTCTCCGTTGTAGTTTTTTTGGTCAGAATATCTTTGAATAGTATCAGTATCGCCTTGATTCTGTTCTACGCATCTTTTGTATGCCCATTTTAATGCTGATTTGCGATAGTCAAATTGTTTTGTGTCTACTCCATTTTCGGAAGAGTATCCATCTCCGTTCCAAGTGTCAATTACAATGTATTTTTTCATATTATATAGTTTAAATAATGTGGGCAGTATTGCCCTTTACCACCAAAACCTCGCACATTTCTGTGCAAGGCGTTAGCGATTGGTTAGTTTGCTTATGATACTAGCGTAGCAAACTTGTTAAAGACCTTTTGGTCTAGTCTCTGAAGACCTCCAACGTACTTAGATTCTTCTCTAGTTCTATCTGAGCCACCTTTGTGAGTTGTGTAGTGTGTTACACCACTAAATAATCCCCATAGCGTATCGCCCTTGTAAGACATCTCTTTAACGATAGATTGCACCAAGTCTGAAGTCTGATTCAACTTTCTAGTAGAATACTGCTCACGTGCTTTAGTTTCGCCCATATTAACATCAACACCGGTAATTAGATTGATTGTCTCGTTCACTTGTTTTTGGGTGACCTTGTAATCAGTCATAGAAGAGAATATCTCAAATAAAGACTTATCGGCTTTTTCCATATTCTCTATAATACGTAGAGACCTAGAGATAGCATCTCTCATATTACGTGTGTGACGTACAGAGTTCTCTAATTCTTTACTGATAGCACTAAATTGATTTGCACAAGAAATAGTTGTACCGGTTGTTCCCCATCGTAATGAGGTAGAGCCATCGTGTGAATTGATAGCAGTTGCTTTTCTAGTGATTGTATCATCGCCAATTTTAACGGGATTTAAATCAACTTGCAACATCACTTTTCTACCACCTTTAAACTCTGCACCATTTGAGATAGGCTGACCAATAGCATCAGCAATTTCCAATACAAGTTCAGCAAGTTCAGAGTTCTGAAAAGTTTCGTATTGGTCTGTGAATGCTCCAAAACAATCGTTGTTGTCTGTTCTTACTACACCATAGAAACCACTATCGTGTTGTGCAAATTTTTGAGTGAAAGCATCAAATTTAGTTTCAAATTTTAAAGGGAATTTTTCAACGTTCCAATCAAGATTAAACTTGTGAAGTAATTGTTGTGCTTGAGTTGGATTCACGTGGTCGGTGTGAATGTTTGTTAGTTGACCATTTTCGTTTACATACATAATATTGTATAGTTTAAATTATAATTAATCAATATTGACTAAGACCTCTTGCGAGGTTTCGACCATAAGGTCTCATCAGTTAGCCTAATTGTGTTGTGTAATCATAAATTAATTGAATTTGATTTTTCAAAGATAATTTTGCTTCTTTGGATTCAATATTCGTTTCGTAATAGTGTTGTAAATAATCTTGAATCAATCTTCTTTGTTTGTCTGTAATTTTCATAATATTGTATAGTTTAAAATATAATTAATCAATATTGACTAAGACCTCTTGCGAGGTTTCGACCATAAGGTCTCATCAGTTAGCCTATGATAATGTTCCATACTTATTAACTGATGTCAAGCCATCTTGCATTGAAAGTGAATACCCCTCATTTATAAGATTTTTAATTACAGATGCACAACAATCTTTGATTCTTATAGTGTATTCAGTAACACCTAAGTTACCTATAGAGTTGCCAAATTGTGCATCACTACCGAGAGGCTTATTAATAAAAAGTTGTGTTGAATGGTTTTTTGCGATGATTCCGATTGCAGTAACAAATTGTTTTGAGTTCATATTATTTAGTTTAAATTATTGATATTCAGTTAATTAGCGTTCTATATGGTGCATCACAACCGATGAACGATGGTGCAATATACTATTTTATTTTATTAACATCCTAATGTGGATAACGTTTTTTTTGCAAAATCATCTCTGTTACCTATAAAACCTAGAGAAAAAAATATTTCGCACAGATGTTCAATTGGGGGCGACCATATCATTGTATTAAATCTCTATAGGGTAAAGACAATTCTATATAAGAGTATATAGTTTTAAGAGTTCGACTTTAGTTGCGTTAGGTCTAACTATATAGTATGCTATAGATTTCAAGGTAGTTCAATTTGCTACAGAAGTTTGGTTTTGATGTGTGCCATCTTTTACCATACAAATTGATTGCATATTGTTTGACATTTATTTTCTGTTGTACTGATAAGTTTGACCAATTATATTTTTTCATACTGCAAACATAAAATGCATTGTTGCACATTTTCTGCACACATTTTATAGGGTAAAAAAATGAATTTGAACGTGACCGAAATT